CCTGAATCTGTAGGAGCAGCGCCTCCGTCACCGCCTGCGAATCCTTGCCCTGAAGGTGAAGCTGCTCCGCCGGTTCCAGCATTTCTGCCACCGCCGCCACCTGAACCTCCCGAACCACCGCCTGCGCCGCTCGTTACAAAATTATAGTTACCTAAACCACCACCAGTTGATGTAATAGTTGCAAAAATTGAATCACTGCCTTTTGTGCCGGCAGTTGGTGTTGAAAGCCCACCACTTCCGCCACCTCCAATTGTAATTGTATAATTTGTGGCAGGTATTAAACTTAAAGGTGATTCTAATGCACCACCGCCGCCTGTTCCTGTAATAGTGCAACGCATACCACCAGCACCACCGCCGCCTGCGCCAATTGTGGCTCCAGAACTTTCACCAGCACCACCGCCGCCACCTGCAACAACAAGGTAATTGACATCAAAGGTGGAGGGTGCGCCACTAGATAAAACCGCACTAATAGTGTTAAGCAATTGCGCCCACCACATACCAGGTGTCTGTTGCTACTTTGATGCAAGCTGCGGATTTGTATTGTGCAAGTGTTGGTGATGCCGCTACTGTTCCCGCACTCAGGATTGTTGTTGTGCCTGAAGTAACTGCTGAAATTGTGACGGTCCCCACACCCTTGTTAAGCACCGTAATAACCGTACCCACCGCAAATGCTACTGACGCGTTAGTGGGTATTTTAAAAGCAACGGCCGTGGCCTTGTTCATTGAAACAAGGGTTTGATACTGATCGGCTAACACTGCCGTGTAGTCAGTCGTAGCATCAGCGTTAACCGTAAAGGCGGTCAGTCCGTTCATATTTGTGGCAGTCAAAACCGTGCCAGTGACAAAGGGAAATCCGTTAGCCATTTTTGCTCCTTAGTAACTCAGAACGCCTTGGTCAAGTATGCCATAAAGCGTGCTATCTAAAATGAACCCATCAATTATGGGTTCAAGTGTCGTCATTTTTACCCGCCAAGAATTTGGCGTGATTTCCATAGCTTTGCCAAAGACTTGTAGGGTCTTGGTCAGTGTTGTACCACCCGGTTGATTGGTTGTAATTGTTACTGGGTCAAAATAATCAAGGTCAAGGGCTGCAATTATGCCCGCATCATAATTGGCGGTGTATAAATCCAATTGAATTTCATCACATCTCACGGTGGTTTCAGCTCTAGATGCCACATAAGCGCGAGCATAGTCAAGCGCGGTTGCGGTATCTTGCATCAAAAGGTTTTGCTGATTGTAAGAATGCAAAAAGTATTTGGCAATGCTTGCGGCATCTGATGCAGTTTGAGTGGCCAACCCGGTCGCAGTGATGTTTGCTTCATTGTAGACAAGGGTGTCATTTGTTACCCACACCGCATTGAAGTAATCAATCGCCGTTCCATTATCGTTGAACACAACCGGTGTGGCTGCCACACTTGAAGCGGTTAAATTTCTATCCTGAAAAACAAAACTGCCCGATGCATCAACATAAAATGCACCGAATTCTGTTGTCTCAATTGTCTGACATGCCTGAAGTGCGGTTCGGGCCGTGCCCGGATCAGCTTGGACAGTTGTTAAGCCGGGGTCAATATCCCTCATGGTTGTGGGCCAAGAAATAGCGTCAAGCAAATTGTTGATTCTTGCACCGGTTAATTGTCCGGCACTGGTTCCTGACACGGTTGAAATCTGAGCATTCTGAGCCAATCGCTGAGCATCAACGGCCTGGATTGTTGTATAAACAACATCACCAATTGCACTTTGTGGGGTCGTTGTTGAAAATGAAGTAATGAAACCGCTAAAGACTGGATATGTAACGGCTCCATAGGTCGCAGTAATCTGCACCTTACGCATTGGAGTGAGCAGTCCGTAGTAAGGCCCTGCCGTATTCATTGGATTGAAATCACCGTTTTGGTCAACAATGCGCAATGCGAGCGTGCCAGTCTGAAACTGATCAGCTTGGGCATTACGGCCGCGCCGGGTATTAATGGAATCCACAACATTAGACACATCAACAATCAATGCGGCTGAATCGGCCAAAACATTTGTGCCTAAAATTCCTTGATCTAAAATGAATGCTTGAGCAAAACTTGGGCCGGTGCTGAAGTTAATAAACGCGTTAATCGTTGGAATTGTCATGCGGGTAATGCCCCGGCATAAGTCGTCAAATAACCTCGGCGCGCAATTTCGTTGAGCGCGGCTTGTACGGCATCCACAATTGTGTTTTCATCAGCCATGGATGGCCCTGTGTTGACAACAACGGAAATGGCGGCTTTAGCATCAACATTGCGGTCTTTGGCTTGTGTCGGATTGTAATCCACCCCCGGAACAAGCGTTGGCGTGCCATCAGGCATGTTTGGTGGGATATTTGTCAAAAAGTTTTGGTCGTAATTTCGGTCTTTATTTTGATTAGGATTAAATGTGACACCAGGTATGCCCGTTCCATATTTCAACAAGGCAATTCCGGCCAGTCCTGCTGCACTAGCCAAATCAGATAGCGCTTTGGCTGCGTTCTTTTCTTGTTCTAACTTATCCGCTTGGGCCTTAACCAAAGCATCATTTGCAGCTTGAGCACTTTTACCAGTCTCATCAAGAATGGCAATCTGAGCGCGAATGCGTGCCTTTGTTTCCTCATCAGTAGCTTGATTCAAGGCAGCATTTAAACCAATGCGCTCCAAGTCGAACTTCTTTTTAAGCTCGTCTAAAGCGGCTTGATCCTTCTTCATTTGAGCTTCTTCACGCGTTGCCTTGTTCTTAGCTGCCAACACTGCTAACTCTTCTTTTTTCTGTTGAGCCAATTTTTTATTGTATGCAACGGCAGCTGCACGCTCACCAGGGCTTTGTTGAGCAGGGCCGTATTTAGGGCCAGGCTTGTTGACTGGAATAATTCCATACTTCAAATCCACACCGGCAAAAAGTGCCTTCATGCGTGAAGGAGAAATCAATGTTGCAAGGGATTGGGCAAGCAAATCAATTTTTGCAATTGCTTTATCAATGTTGCCGTCTCCGGCAATAGTCACAAATGCATCAACTAATGCCCCGCCAATAGTTTCTGAAGCGTTGGCAGCAGCAACTTCAAGTTTGTCTAATTTTCCTGCGTAAGTATTGGCTGCCGCAGCAGCTTGGCCCGTGCTAATTTCTGTGATTTTCTTGAGTATGTCCTCAAAGGACATGGCCGCCAATTCAGCCTTTGTCAAACCTAGGCCATATTTTTGAAGCCCTTTAGTATTTCCTGAATATGCGCGTGCAAGGTCGCTTGCGACTGAGACAACACTTTCCCCACTTTGCGCACTGAGGTCAAGGGCAGTTTTTAACAGGTCTTGAGACTTAGCCAAATCGCCCGTGGTAGTAAGCAATTTCTGATAAGCCGGCCTCAAAAAATCATCAAGCACACCGTATTGCTTTTCCAAGTCGCCGATAAAGGTTTTAACTGATGGATCAGCAAATGCAAGACCTAGATTGCTGAGCGTGCGAGATAGCACCTTGGCGGCTTTATCATCTGCAATAAATGCTTGAACGGCAGCCTGACCGTATGCTAAAACTTTTTGCGCGGAAAAGACACCGGCAAATGTTTTGCCTAAATCTTTGATAGTTTTATCAAAGCCTGAAATATGTTTCTTAGCTTTGTCTAAACCCTTTGGGTCATACCGTGTAGTTGCGCTAACTATAAGATTTGGCATTATGAGGCCAACTTATAGCCGGATTGCGTACCCGCACCGCCTGAAGTGTTAAATATCTTGACGGCCTTATCAATGGCAGTAGTCACGGCCAAGGTTGCTTTCCCTTGGTCTTGCTCCCAAGCCTTAAATATCAAACGGCCACGATCAAAGCCTTTGCCGTAAAGTGAACCCATCGCACCAATAAATAATTTACCCGCATCAGGATTGTTTGAACGGCTAACATTATCGCCGCCGCCCTTTGGCCCAACCCAAGGTTGACCACTTGGGTTTTTACGGCCAGCAGTTTCATAGATTGCGCCAGCTGCTGAATTGTTGCGCACATAGTATTGAGCGCGGTAACCCTGACGGTTTTGAATGCTTTTGCCCTGACGATAAACAATTCCGTCAACGACTTCACGGGTATCAAAAAGAGGAAATTTGCGCACGCGGCCACTGGTGTTGAACACGGCTTGGGTCTGAACCTTGCCGCGCTTTTCCCAACCTGATAGATATGTCGGAAATCCCATTGGAACATCATTGCGGGCTTTATCACGAATTGTTATCATTGCAGCTTTGATTTCAATGTTCATTTGCTTAGTCAGGTCTTTATCAAACTTGCGCATGGCCTTCAAAGTGGGTTCAACGCCTGTTATGTTTAGTGGCACGGGCCCTCTCCTTTGCTCTGTCGTTTAGTACCTGAAGCACGGCTTTGAACATTCTTTCATCAAGATCTAAAACTTCGTTAGGGCTTATCTTGAGCTCCACCGCTAGTGAGGCCACTAGATAGGTGAAACTTGCCCGTTCTATTTTTTTTCGGGCTCGTCATCCATAACTTCAACCGCAATCAAGGTTCCCAACCATTCTTCACCAAATGGCGGAATGACCTCTACACGGGAAAGCGCGTTATGCGCTAACCAATAGATGTCACTCTGTTTTTCCTCGTCACGAAATTGCTTATGAATTCCCTTGCCTGTGTATTTTTCAAACGCATACTCAACCACGGGGGTGATTGGAACAATCACATCCCCTGAGGCCCTGGTGATTTTTAAGCGTGCCATTCTCTGCTCCTTAGAATACGACTGATGTTGAAACGGTGACTGTTGTGTTTACTGTAAACGAGATTGAAGATGCAGCTTCATCCCCAACGCCGCCTGAGCCCACTGGGGTCAGGTTGTTGACAAAGATTGAAAACTGATATGTCGGATTTGTTGCCGAAACTGGTGTTCCCTTAACAGTAATCATTGAAACTGCCAAAGTAGTTGCAAACGCCGCATTCAGTGTTGTCATAACCTGAGATGCTGCCCAGTCATTAAAGAAATCAATTTGTAGCGTGGCAGATTGCAATCCACCCACCACCTTATGTGCAGAATCGCCCATTGTTGTGACTTCCAGCTCATCTACGATTTGCGTTAAAGTAACCGCGCTGACATAACTTGAAATGTCAATGGATGGAACTGTTGGCGCGGCTGCGGTTGCAAGTTTCACGCCAACATTGTTATTTAGATAGATTGCCATGTGTTATTCCTCGTTTTCTGTTGTCGTTGGCTTAGCAGCCTTTGTATCCTTGATCTGACCGACTTTGACAAGCCAAGCCAAATTCTCTGCGTTTGTTTCGCTCATTTTATCTCCTATGACCAAGTGGTGAGAACGGTTATTGAAAAATCCGATGTAAGCATGGGCCCACTCGGTGCATCCAACACTGAAGGAGCTGAAGCACCAGTGATGTTGAATACTAAAGTTGATGAAGCCAGTTTGTTAAACACGGCCACAATTGTGCTTTCAATGCCGTTCAAATTTCCCTGGTTATCTAGATACGGCACGGTCATAATAATTTTGAAATTTGCCATGCATGAAATTGAAGCTTGTGAGTTATTTGATGGAACTAAATAAGGGTCACTGGGCGCAACTATCACTGAATTGGCAAGAATTACTGGGGGCGGGAAGCTGAAGGTTGACCACACACCGGCATTGGCTAAAGCCGTTGCTATCGTTGTGCGAAGTGTTGTCAGTGCTACTGCTGGCATCTTTCATCCAACCATTGCGCCTGGGCTCAGGTACGGCGCAAGCAAGCCGCGAATTGATGCCATAAGTGTGTTTGACATTCTAAATGGGCTTGGAGCGTATCCATCGACACCCATCCCGCCGTTTTGTGTCGCTTGCCTGGATTGCCAAATGTTAGTTGCCAAAATCATTGATGCTGACCTAATAGCCGCAGTATTGGCATAACTGGCCGTTTTATCATCAGGGCCAGTCATTAATCCATAAGGTTGAACTAAATGGATCAATTCATCGCTGCCGTTGCTTGCATATTGGATGTATTGGTATCCAAGCGGAAAAACCCAACGGCTTGGAAGGTAAGGCGCGCTGACCGATGCTGGATAAGGGCTTGTGCTTGTAATTGTTTTTGTGCCGTTAAAACCTGCACCACATCCACTAAGAACAACGGATTGGCCAACAACAAATTGACCGGGATTGGCAATGATTGCGGTCGCAACATTAGATGAACGCCCGGTTGCAACTACTGGGGCAGTGTTAAACCAAAGAAATGAATTGATGAGATCCTGCGCCGTTTGGCAACATTCTTCAACGGTTGCATCAAGGTAAAGGGTGCCAATACCCAATGAATCGCGTAATTCTTGCATAGTCACATAAGTTGCGGCCATCATCATTCCTTTCTTTGATAAGGCTTACAGGGCCAGGGCCTCCTAGCCCTGTAAGCGGCTTAGGGTTTTATCAGGTTAGG